GAGATGGTCCAACAGGTAGTATGTCCTCTGAGGAAGTTGAGGTTGATGAAGCAATGTCCTCTTATGATAGAAATCGCAAGAGAGCAGCACAGAGAGCAGCAGATAGAAATGCTGCCCGTGCTGCTGGTAAGACTGGTGTAGTACCTGGTGTTGGATATGTATCTCCTAGAAAGGAGAGAGAAACTTATGTTGATTCTGCGGGAACAACCAGACATAAATCAGGTGCAAAAATGGAAGCACTTGATCCTGTAGGCAAAGAAGATGGTGATGTTAATAATGATGGTAAGAAGGATAAGACTGATAAGTATTTGATGAATCGTCGCAAGGCAATTGGCAAGGCAATGAAAAAAGAATCTTTCTCCGACTGGAGAGATGAACTTTCTGAGGTTGTGGGTGATGCTTTGAATGAAAAGCCGATTAAGGAGAAGGCAGTAAAGAATGTAGTTAAAATCAATCCAAAACTTGGTGAAGCAGTTGAGGAAATTGGTGGTGAAATTCTTGAGATGACTAAAGTTGAAGAAGGTGTCCGTGACGTAGATCCTGAGAAGGGAACTGCTGAGCGTAAGGCACGTCTTGAGAAAAAGCGTGGTATGAAGATGGATGACCATCCTGAATACAAGAAAGAGGAAGTTGAGGTTGATGAGGCAATGATGGCAGGTCCCCGTAAGGATGCCATGAAGAAGAAAGAATACAGTGCTAAGAGTGGAAGTGATCGTGCTGTTGCTTTTAACATCGGTACTCGTCGTGATGTTTCTGTCAGTGACCCAAAAATTAAGAGTCGTGGTGGTCGCGCTGACAAGAGAACTGGTGAAGGTGATAGAGGCATGGGTAATGCTGCCAAACGTCGTATGAAGGAGGACATTAGCCTGGGAAAGTCCTCAGTATCATCAGAAATTCCTGAGGAAATGTCTCCTCAGGAGATTCAACTTCAAAAGAAAAAAGCAATGCTAGATCAAGCAATTGCTAGAAGAAGGAAGCAAGAACTTGGAAAAAAGACTGAAGCACCCACCAAAGCGATGGATGAAGAAGCATCAGATGCGATGAAGGACCGCCGTATGGAGCGTGGTGGTCTAGGTGGTAATGTTGATTATAAAAGACCACCTACGAAACCAAACCTAGCAGGAAAGGCAAAACCTAAAACTGGTGGTATGTCTGCTATTGATATGGTGAAAGCAGATATTCGTGCCAAGTATGGTCACGGAGCAATCAAAGACTGATGCCTGCTTTATCTAAAAAACAGCAGAGATTCTTTGGAATAGTTCGTGCCATTCAAAAAGGTGAGATGGCACCTACTACTCCAGAGACTGCCAAGGCAGCTGCTGATATGAAAAAGAAAGATGTGAAAGATTTTGCATCAACCAAGCACAAAGGTCTTCCAGAGAAAAAAGTATCTAAAGAAGAGAAAGATTTTTCTCAGAAAGATAAGATAATGAAGAGGGTAAAATCTCTTCATAAGCATCTCTATAAGAATCTCCACAAAGGAGATAAGTCTGGTGATGTAAATGAAGGTTTTAAAACTGACATACTTACTGATAAAAGGTATGCCAAGAGGATTGCTGATCAAGAAAAGGCAAATAAAGAACGTGATGCCAGAATGAAGTATGGTAAGTTTTACAATAAAGCAAAAGAGGCAAGAGATCGTTTGCGTCCTGGTGAAGTCAAGAGGTATGACAAAAAATTAGGTAGATACGTTTCTAATAAAGAGTGAAGATATATAGAATATATACGAGAGGTCATTATGTTAGCATTCCTGCTTCCACTAGCATCTAAAATTGTTGATGCTGCTATCGCTAAGATTCCTGATGATGCGGAACTTGGAGAAAAACTAATTGAAATTTGTTTACATATTCTTACCAAAGCAGTTAAATTAACTAAAACTGAGATTGATGATCAACTGCTTGAAGTTGTAACTAAAGCAATTGCGACTCGCGAAGAAGCACCGGAGGAGTAAATCCATAAGGGTTTCTTTTTTATAAATATCTTATAGCAAATAAATTTATCGAGAAGAGAACATGGCACTCTGGGGCAATAATGATAATCTCTCCGTACAATCAGGAGCCACGGTGTCTTTGAACTACGCTACCCTGGAAGTTCAAGGAACCGGTACTACTTTTGGAACTGCCGGTTATGCCGGAACTGGTAGCATCATTCGATTTGGTGTAAGAAACGGTGATGATTTTGGTGGCATTTCAACTTACTTTGGTGATGCAGTAGTTGTTGGTGTTGCAAGCACAACTTCATTGACTATTGGATCAACAGCAAACTTAACTGGTGGTGCTATTGGCAACACCTCATTTACAGTTTCTGAATGTCCCAAGTCTACCATCCTTAACTCACATTACAGCAATAAAGTTGCTGTTGGTGGCACTACTGATAAGTTCGTTTATGGTATCTCTACCAGTGGTTCACAAAACGCAGCAGGAACTGCTTTTGAGACTGGCGTAGGTTGGGTTGGTATTCAGACTTATATTGATAATGGTGGTAATCTGAGAGTTAAGAAAGAAATTCTTGTAGCAATGTCTGGCATCGCAACTGGTAACGTACCTAAGTTCCCGGATCAGAAATAATTAATTAGTATGTGATACATGTTTTTCCATGAATTGAATGAGGATAATTTTTTATTATTTGCCATTAAAAATTATTCAAATCCTCAAGCTGTCACAAGAGAAGATTTTGAGCGTGATTTAAATCACTTCAAGTATATTAAACGTTTGTTAAAACGATATAAAAATACTGGTCAACTTAAGACTCATCTTCTCTTAAATCATTTTATTATTCTGTATAATATTTTTGGCGAAGCAACAACCCCCATGTTGTTCTTTAAAATTGAACAGGATCTTTGGTCTATTATGAAAACTTTTATTATATTTTTGGGAAAATTGCCAGAACATCCTAAAACTTACATTCATGATGTTCAAGTAGATATCTACTGTTTATCCGAACTCTATAAAATCTACAATGGAAAAGAAGACTCTTGACAAAATTATTGACTTTATTCGTCTTCGAGAACAGGTAGCACCTCCTACCAATAATGTTGGTAGTGGGAATATAGCGGGCACTGTGGAAGCAGGAGACGATCCTCCTGTAAGAAAAAAGAAGAAATATATCTATCAGAAGGGTGTAAGAAAACTCTGGAAACCTAAAGATGGCTGAACAAGTTAAAGTGGCTATTCTTGAGGAGAGATTACAAAATTTTGAAGCGATCGTTACTAAATTAGACTCAGCAATAGAGAAACTTGCAGAGGTAAATAATAATGTATCTAGGATGCTTGCCGTCCATGAAGAAAGAATATCAAAGCAAGAACAAATCGACTCAGTGTTGTTTGATAAGATCGACAAATTGCGTGATAAAATGGACAGCGATCATGACATCGTTACTAAACGATTATCATTATTGGAACGGAAACTTTGGATTGGCATCGGAGCATTGGGAACAGTTCTGATATTGACTAACCCACAAGCAATCAAATCCATTAAACCCTTGATATCTTCAGTAGACAGTGCTATAATTACACCAGCGAGTGCTTTTGTGAATGGATCATATTGATTCCAAGTTTATTGGACTCTTATCCTCACGTCTTGAAAAGTTTAAAAGAGTAAAATCAAACCTGTATAACTTTAGGTGTCCCATCTGTGGAGACTCTAAGAAAAATAAAAGCAAGACGCGAGGATACTTGTATGCTGTAAAGGCAAATACAAACTTTAAGTGCCATAATTGTGGTGCTTCAATGTCACTCAATAACTTTTTAAAGGACATTGATCCAACTCTTCATAAGCAATATGCTATGGAGAAATTTAAAAGTGGACATACTGGTAGAAATTTTGTAAGTGAGGAACCTGTGTTCAAATTTGAAATACCTAAGTTTAAACAAAAGATTAATCTACCAAAGGCATCAGAAAATCCTAAATCAGCAGGATACCTAATTGCTAGGAAACTCAATCCAGAAAATTTTTACTACGCAGAGCAGTTCAAGAAGTTTACAAATAGTATTAAGCATACGTTTGATGACACGCGATATGAGGAAGAAAGGATTATAATTCCTCTATACTATAAAAAAATCCTAATTGGGTTTCAGGGTAGATCCATAAATCCTAACCCGATTAAATATATCACAGTGATGATTAATGATGACTCACCAAAAATCTACGGAATGGATAACATCAGAACAGATGCTCCAGTCTACGTTACAGAAGGACCATTTGACAGCACGTTCATTTCAAATGCGATTGCTATGTGTGGAGCTGATGCTGATGTTGGTCGTTGGGGGATTAACGACCCTGTGTGGATTTATGATAACGAACCACGTAATCGAGAAATCCTCTCCAGGATCGAACGTAGTATCAACGACGGTGAACGGATAGTTATCTGGCCCGATAATATTGATGATAAAGACATAAATGATATGGTGATGTCTGGTATAGATGTACAATCTGTGATAGAATCAAATACATATTCTGGATTAGAAGCAAAACTTAAATTTAACACCTGGAAGAAGATATGAGTAACGGCACCAAGGTAAAAAAGAGAGATGGAAGAATTGAACCTCTTGACTTAGAAAAGATGCATTTGATGGTTGAAGAGGCAACCAAGGGTCTTGCAGGAGTGTCTGCGAGTCAGGTTGAAATGAAGTCTGGTATTCAGTTTTATGATGGCATCACAACTGCTGAAATTCAGGAGATTCTAATTAAGGCAGCAAGTGATCTGATTGATCTTGATCATCCCAATTATCAATTTGTTGCGGCACGTCTTCTTTTATTTTCTTTGAGAAAAAGTCTTTACGGAAAGATGAGGGAACTTCCTCATCTTGAAACTCATATCATGGGATGTACATCTAGAGATGTTTATGATAAAGAAATCTTCCTTAAGTATTCTAAGGAAGAGATTGCTAAAGCAGATTCTTTTATTGATCATGATCGTGATTTCCTGTTTACATATGCGGGTTTAAGGCAAGTTGTAGATAAATACCTAGTACAAGACAGGAGCGGTGGTGGTGTCTATGAGACCCCACAATTCATGTATATCATGATTGCTCTTACTATCTTTAGGGATTATCCAAAGGAGACAAGACTGTCCTATGTCAAAAGATACTACGACGCAATCTCCAAACACAGACTCAACATCCCCACACCTATCATGGCAGGGGTGCGAACTCCACTTAGACAATTTGCTAGCTGTGTTCTTGTTGATGTTGATGACACCCTCGATTCTATCTTTAGCTCTGATATGGCTATTGGCAGATACGTTGCACAAAGGGCGGGAATCGGTATCAACGCAGGCAGAATCCGTGGCATCAACAGTAAAATCCGAGGCGGCGAAGTTCAACACACAGGTGTTGTACCATTCCTTAAAAAGTTTGAATCGACTGTCCGGTGTTGTACACAAAATGGAATACGAGGTGGGTCAGCTACTGTCCACTTCCCAATCTGGCACCAAGAAATAGAAGATATTATTGTTCTAAAGAACAACAAAGGAACAGAAGACAACAGGGTAAGAAAACTTGACTACTCTATCCAGATTTCAAAACTTTTCTACGAGCGTTTCATCCAGAATGGAGAAATTAGCTTGTTCTCACCGCATGATACGCCGGGTCTCTATGATGCTTTTGGGACTGATAGGTTTGACGACTTATATGTTGGTTATGAACGAGATGAGTCTGTTCCAAGAAAGACTGTCGGGGCACAGGAATTAATTCTTAATCTTCTGAAGGAGAGAGCAGAGACTGGTAGAATCTATTTGATGAACATTGACCACTGTAATACTCACTCTTCCTTTAAAGACAAGGTTGAGATGAGCAACCTGTGTCAAGAGATTACTTTGCCAACTTATCCTCTTCAACATATTGATGATGATGGTGCAGAGATTGCTCTCTGTATCCTTTCTGCTATTAATGTTGGTAAGATCACTCAGACAGGTGGAGATAAAGAACTTGAGGATCTTTGTGATCTTTCTGTTCGTGGACTTGAAGAATTGATTGATTATCAAGAGTATCCTGTTGCAGCTGCTGAACGTGCTACAAAGGCACGTAGATCCCTTGGTGTTGGGTTTATCGGTCTCGCACACTATCTTGCTAAGTTGGGATATAATTATGACTCTCAGGAGGCATGGGATGCTGTCCACACACTTGCCGAGTCATTTCAATACTATCTCTTAAAGTCTTCTAATCAGATTGCTAAAGAGAAAGGATGGTGTGCTGACTTTGGTCGCACTAAGTATGCAGATGGTATCCTTCCCATTGATACATACAAGAAGGATGTAGATGAGATTAGTACTCGGGAGTATCAGCATGATTGGGAATCTCTTAGAGCATCTATCAATGAGTTCGGATTGCGACACAGCACACTGTCCGCACAAATGCCTTCGGAGAGCAGTTCCGTTGTGTCAAATGCGACCAATGGAATCGAACCACCTAGAGACTACTTGTCCATTAAGAAATCAAAGAAGGGACCTCTCAAACAGATTGTCCCCCAATATGGATCTCTTAAAAACTATTATACGCTTTTGTGGGATATGGAGTCCAATCGTGGTTATATTAATGTTGTTGCTGTGATGCAGAAATTCTTTGACCAAGCAATTTCTGGTAACTGGTCTTACAATCCTGAGAACTATCCTGATAATGAAGTCCCAGTGTCCGTGATGGCACAAGACTTTTTGACTACATATAAGTACGGTTGGAAAACCAGTTATTACCAAAATACCCATGATATGAAGAGTGATGATGTGATTGATGTTTCAGAAAAATCAAATACAGAATTAGAAAATCTTTTAGACAGTTTAGAACAAGCCGAGGAGGGAGAGTGTGAATCCTGTGCAGTTTAAAGTTTCATCCGTAGAGGACAACACTATGAATAAAGTTGAAGGCATGACGGTCTTTAACACTGAACAAGTTAATACCAAAAAGCAACCGATGTTTTTTGGTAAACCTCTGGGAATTCAGAGATATGACTCATACAAATACCCAGTATTTGATAAACTTACCACACAACAATTGGGATACTTTTGGAGACCAGAGGAGGTTTCACTACAGAAAGATCGTGGAGATTATCAAACACTTCGTCCAGAACAAAAGCATATCTATACCTCTAACCTCAAATACCAGATTATGCTTGACTCC